ACCAAACTGCTGAGCCATGTTACCCTGAAGCCCGCCCCTAGGGGACTCAACCTCGGGAATCTGCCTAAAAGACTCCATAGACTCTGAACCAAGAAGAATCTTGGCTAGGTCCTCAGCAGAAAACCCCTGCTTCTTAGATTTTGGTCGGCGAGCCATTACTTGCCGCCCTTACCCTTGCCCTTCTGAGAATCCCGATACGCCTTCTTAGCGGCCTCACGAAGCGTGACACGCTTACGGGAACGCTTCGCAACCTGCTCCCTAGAGTTCTTGCCACCAGCCAGACGCAACTGCTCACGACGCAAACGACGCTGACCAGCCGCATCCAAAGTGCCCTTTATGTCAGCCTCTTGACGCTTACCCAAAGCAGGCATCTTTGCTTCCATGCCACGCAACTTAGACTCAAGCCTACGCCTGTTGGCACCAGTCGCCGTCTCCAACTCCTTGAGGGTTTTTTCATAAGCGGTATACGCTGAACCCCACTGCCGTTGAAGTTCATCCTTCCCCATGGCGGCAAGAGTTTCCTGTTCGCCAGCACGACGCATCTGGTCGCGCAACTCATTAGCCAACTTCGTGTCACCAGCCTTGACGGCTTTGGCAAGTCGCTTCGCCAACTCATCCATCCACCAGCCCTTAGGGCGACCAGACATCTTCTTCATAGCCATCAGTAATTACCCCTCATGTTACGCATAACATAATCCTTGTATTCCTTGGTCAGCCCACCCTTATCGTCATAAATTTTGCCACGATACTTCGGGTCAGCAACATCTTTTTTTGCCCTAGAAATTGCCCTACGCCCTGTTTCTTGAACAATCTTCTTTTGTTTGGCTAATTCTTTTTCGGCACGTTTACTTATTGCTTTTGCCGCCGCTTTAGCGGCATCATCTTTCCAACCCTCAGGACGAGCAACATTAGCAATAACAGGCTTCTTCACAACTACTTTTTCCCTTTTCCAGATAAATAGCGCCTAGTGCTTTTTGATGTTCTGCTACCCTGCTTGCGGCCAATTTCAACTTCGGCATTCCAAGCCGCATTGGCCCTTTTGTTGAACTCTTTGGTAGAAGCAGAACCCTTATTCATTTCTTTAAAGAAACGCTCATGCGGACCCTTGCTATCACCATAAGTTCTGGCATACTTATCTTGCTTTTTGTAATACATGTCTCGTTTATGGTCAGCAAGTTTCTTTTTATTGCCCTTCACCGTTGTTTTTTCAACAACAGAATCAAGACCTTTTCTTTCAAAATCGCCAGACCAACCGATTCCACGGGCATAACGCTTAATTGTCTTTATTTCTTTCTGAACAACTTTTCCGCCTTTGCTAGCAATCCATTTACCAAAGTCGTCCACAGGAGACTTTGGCTTAGAGCCAACGGAATGACCAACCCTAGACTCAATAGCAGGCTTACGTGCTTTCTTAGCGGCCATAACTATCGACTCCTACGGCTACGGTTTTTAACCAGACGGTACTTAGGAGGATACGACATTGCAATTTGCAACCTATAGCCACTAGGGATGTTCTTTGGCTTGGACCGCGACCAAGAACCAGTCGTTGACTGGCCAACAGGTGAAATCTGCAAAGGCTTCGGGGTTTTTGCCGCCCCAGAAGAACCAACGCCTAGTCGGCTTGCCGCCTTTTTGGCTGGCCTTTGTGGCCGAACGTTATCTGCAGGATAACGCTTTTTGGGGTTACGAGCCGACATTAAACGATTCGGGTCTGGCTCCGACATTCTTGGCTTTGCACGCTTCTTAGCAGCCATAATCAGTAACCTTTCTTCATTGACTTTTTAGCCGACTTCTTCTTCGGCGGATAATTGCTGGTGGTAATGCCAGCCTTCGGCTTGGCATCTGCGTGCGATGACAAAATACGGTACTTCTGCGGCATAATCAACTCCTAAATGGAAATGGCGGGGGATTTCTGTCCCCCGCCATTATCCAATTTGTTCCCTGAAGGAAATTACTTCTTGTAAATGGTAACCGTGTCAGCGGCCGTAAACACACCGAGGAAGGTGGACGAAGTGGCGGCTTCAACAACCGCATCTCCAACCAGCGTCACGCCCGATGCACCAGCCGTCAAAGTGACAGCGTGGGTTGCGGGCGCAAGGTTCACAACCGTGAACTCAAACGAAGTACCTACAACCTCATCGGTTACAGCGGCACCCAACTGTGCACCCGTCGGGGTGGTCAGGGCACGACCCGCCGTTGGGGTCATCGTGTAAACCACGGGACCACCAGCCAACAAAGTGGCGGCAGACTGAGTGGTTGCTTCGTCCGCGGCGGCAACAACAGTTGCCTTTTCTGCCGCGGCTACATACGCTTCAACGCGCTTACGGGAAATTGCACCATCGGTGCTGTTTGCTACAAGTGGCATTCTATTCTCCTAGATTTATGTTCTTGTTTATGGGACTTTAGTATGCGGGGGGCCGAAGCCCCCCGCTAACCAACTTAGGCCGTTTGGGCCGTCAACTTGCCTTGCTTGGCCGCGTTGCGGCAGGTCAGGTTGCCGTAGCACATAATCAATGCGTAACGGGCATCCACATCCTCAGGCTGCACAAACTGGGTTTGAGCAAACCACTTGGCTGAGTGACCAACAAGCGTCAGGTACTTGCTGTTCAGAACATACATCACGCCAGAGTCGCAATGCACATCGTAAACCACAGGAGCGGCCTTGAACAACAGGTTTTGGAAACCAGCGTCAGCGGTACGGGTGTCCGTGTAACGCAGGTTTGGCTGGAGCAGTGCCTCGTACTTCTCGTACAGGGTCTGCGTGGTCAGAATCATGTCTGGGTGGTCGTTACCAACCGACACGCTGTTGTAGGCGGTTGCCATCTTGGCAATCGTCAACGCACCAGCCGAGTTGTTCTCGTACGACCTCCACCAAGTGGCGGTCGAGCGGTCAATTCCACCAACGGTTCCCGAAGCCTCAACGAGGTTTCCAAGACCGTTCCAGTTCTTGCCACTGTTGCCAGTTCCGTCACCGAAGAACATCTGGTTGAAACCTTCACGCATGGACTCTTCAGCCTGCATAATCTTGGCTTCAAGCAGGTTGATAACTTCCTGCTCACCGTTGTTCTTGGCTTCCTCAATGCCCGAGATGCTGATGGAGGCAACATACTGCTTCCAGTCGTACTCGGCGGCAGTGATGCCGTCCTGCGGGGTCAGCGCAATGCTGTCGTATCCACTGTACGAACCAACAGTGCTGTTGGTGCCATAAATCAGCGGCTCAACAATCTTGGAACCACCGTTCAGCATGCGGATGCGACCCTTATCCATGAGGAAGTAGGTCAACGGCCGTGCCGTGAACACATTGTCCGTGAGTTGGTCACGGTAGTTAGCGAGCGTTGTGCTAAGCAACGCATCAAAATTCGGGTTAGACATTTTCTCTCCTAGAGACTAGAATTCCAATTAGGGCATGTTCATTTGACGCTTGGCGGCCGCCCACGCTTCAGATACCGACCGAATCGGCTCAAAAGAATCACTGGTTGTGGTTGCCGTGGCGGACGCTCCGCCCGACACCACTGCGGCTTGACGCTTCGCATCAACCACAGCCTGTTCGGCTTGTGATTTCTGCTCAGCGGCTTGACGCTCAGCGTTCTGTCTTGCAATCATACGGTCAAACGCAATCTGTTTGTAAGTGCCTTCAAGGTCATTGCTACCGTTACGCAAAGCGGCGGTGACAACTTCTTGAACATTGAAGTCCTGATACTTGGCTTGCAGTCTGGCGACCTCTGCTTCTACCTGCTGTTGAGACTGGTATTCTTCAAAGGAAGCAATCCTGTTGTCCAGTTCCCGATAACGAGCCTCTACTGGGTCCAAATCCTCAAAGGATTCGCCGCTTTCCACCATGTCTGTCACAGCCTGACGGCTAAGACCGTAATGGTCGGCAAGCATGCTAATCGTCGCGGCAGGGTCACGCTGTAAAGCCGCCTCAAGAGCGGTTGCAAACTCAAACTGTTGACGCTGTTGCGACAACTCTTGCGTTTTGCGCGTGTAATCTGCTTGACGCTGGTAACCAGCAATAGCCTCACTAAGCGGAACCTGAAGTTCCTCACCGTCCAACTTGACTGGAACTCGGTAATCCGAGTATTCCTCAACACTAAGAACGGGTGTATCTGGGGCTTCTGAAACGCTTTCCGAAACGGGTGACCCTTCGGGTTCCACGGACGGCGTGTTTACGACTTCATCAGTCATTATGTGTTATCTCCTAGAGTCCTATAATGGTTGCTCTACAATTAGATGATGCTGTTCCCTATTGGGGTGGCATCATCCCCTGTTGACCCAGCAAAGCCTGAATTTCCGCAGGGTCACCAGTCAACGGACCCATCGGCTCCGCTGTCGCCTGCTGGGGATTCGGTATGGCAGGCGGCATGCTAGGTGGCATGCCAGCAGGCATGCCCGCAGGACCAGCCATCTGAGGCGGCATAGCCTGAGCCATAAACTCATCAGGATTCTTCACACCAAAACCCTGCTGAAGCACATAAGTAGCCAACTTCGCCATGTCAACGACACCAGCACCAGCGAACGGTGCCATCGCATCCACAATCTGGAGAGCCATCTGGCGACGGAACTGCTCATTATGCGGCTGGGTGGAACCAGCCTCAACTTCAAAGTCAAAATCGCCAGCCAAATAATCACGGTCAAACTGAATCCAAATCGGGTCACCATCCTTACCAGTGACACGAGCAACCTGTTCGCCAGTCATAAACTGGCGAGCCAAAGCCACCATCCTGCGGCCAACCTCAGCAATAGACTGCTCAACAATCGCCAACTTATCAGCCGTGCGAGCGTTGACAGCATCCTGAGTCAAAGCGGCCTCAGTAGCGGTGCGGCGAATCTCAGGTGAGCCGCCACGCTGAATCTCAGACACACCAGAAACACGGTCAATGTCAGCGATAATCAAACTAGTCTGGTCATAAAACTCTGGCGGGTTAATCACCGCAGGCATCGGAGCAATAACCGAACCCAACGGCTCATCGCTGGTGACGGGCACCATCACATTGTCGTCATCCGACTCCAACGCCCCGCGACCATACTGGTCAAACGCCGACTCCTTATACAAGTATTTGCGGGCGTAACGCTTACGATGATTCATTATCTGTGTGCGCGTCTCGTTCAATTCCTTCTGTAGCGGCTCAATGCTCTCTAGGTCGCCAACAGGATAAAACTGGTCAGGCACATCATAATTACGAATCATCACAAACGGCTGACCGAACGAATACGGCAACGGCATCGGCTTAACAAGGAACTGCTCGGAAGTCTCACAGAACACCGACATTTTCTTGGCGGCCACATCATAGAATTCCCAGATTTCCGCGTAACCCTCGTTCTTGTCGTGAATCTTTTTGCGGGACGGGTCATCCGCGTAGCGGCTGACCGCCATCACAGAAACCTGTTCACGAGCCGCTTTCGCATAACGCTTATCGGACTTAACATCAGCAATCGGACGGCGAATACGCTGGGCAATCCACTTAATGTCCTTCATGCTGGTTGCGTCTGGGTCAACAAACACATCAAACGGAGACACACGCTCCGCAAACGGACTATCCTCTAGGACAACGGTAATCGGCTGGGACTCGCCACCCTCGGCTTCGGGGTCGGATGGGTCAACATCGTCACCGACAACTTCTTCCTCAACAAACCTGTAGCCGACCTTAATCCAACCATGACCAAAAATCAAGCCGTCTTTAACGGCGCGACGAAACTCAGAACGAATGTCCTTGTGTCTCCACCAATAATTAACCACAGCCTCAGCAACAACCGCCTGAGCCGCCTCATCAGGCTTGACCGAGTTCACCGTAATTTTCGGAAAGTTCACCGAAATGTTCGGTGAAATAATGTTCACCGTAGAAAACGCAATGTTCACCAGCAGGCGGTCCTCATCACGATAATCCTCATAATGGTAGCCGCGATACATGTCCACCAGCCTGCGCCAAGTCGCATCATAGCCA